CCAAGGAAGCACCTATGTGCCAGTAGTTGCCAACAATGGGATGACCAGTTGGTACGTAATAAGTAAAGGTAACCGAACCCTTTGTTGAGTCCTCGTACTCATCGGTGTTAATTCTAAGCTGCGGGGCAGCAGGAACATCACCAATGTTTTCAACCTTCAGTACATTGTCCTTAGTGACGGAGCCGTCACTCACCCCATCATTGTTTCCAGTTACACTTAATTTGGTTGCACCAACATTGTGAATTACGTTGTTTGCATCCACGCTAAAGTCGCTTGAATAAACAACCTCACCAGTACTTACAAAATTCTCCAGCGTACCGTCAGTAACCTCGTCAGCGGTAAAGCCCTCAGTCTCCCCGTCCACGTTACGGCGTACCTCTACAACGTCACCAGTGAAGTCCTCCTTCAGTTTACGCAGGGAGTAAGCGGCGGCTGCTTCAATCAAAGCACCATCGCGTTCGCCTGTATTCGTGTCCAGTTCCCGCAGGTCGAGCGGCAGCGTAGGCTGCTCGTTGACCCAGCGAGCCATCTCGCCTGATTCAATCTGACTCCCGGAGAAGTCCTTTTCCGTGTTATCGCTCTCGCGGCGTACACGTACCACGTTAGGATCACCTCCAGTGAGACTCCGTAGGCTGTACGCAGCAGCAGCATCAGGTGCTATCTGAAGTACGCTCTCGCCCACCGAGTTCAGCCGTCTCTGGCGACCCAGTGCTGAATCAAGGCTGATGTGCATCTTAGACCTTGTGAAGTGCTACTAGACCGCCACTGATAGTAACGGAAGAGAACTGACCATAGATGATCGTACCAGCTCCAAAAGATGTAAGAAGTTTTTCAGGGTTCGTCATCTTGGTTGCTGTTACTGCACTGATCGTTGAATCCTTTAGGAATTGGATTGCACCGAAGTTACCGGCAGTAGCACCAGCGGCTGAGTCAATGATTACTGAGCCAGCGGATGAGAACTCCAAAGCGTTATTTCGTGAACTTGCCATAGTCGTATTATATCACAGGGTTTCCTAACGTGCCTGGCGGCTTACGTAGGTTGAGAATCGTTTGTTTACGTTGTTATTATTGGTAATGAGATCCACTCGCTCAAGCTCAAGGCTGAGATAGTTTTTACCCGTAGCCTCTTCAATGAGAGCCTTATCGGTCTGACCATCCATACGCAGGAAGTCAGCGTAGGCTGAGTGAGCAATGAAGTGAAAGAACTCCGATGGAACCTCCTCGGTACTTGTCGTATAGCTGGAGGATGTCGTGAATGGAGCGAACTGCTTCTTGTAAGTAATATATGCAGAAGAACTATCAGCTGTGCTGATGTTCAATATATGCGCTCCGCTGGAGTCCACATAAAAATCGAACTCCAAGGTGGAGTTATTTAGGAATGGCTGCTGCCGATGGATGCGAATGAACTCACCGATTGTATTCTTGCCAGTCTCAGCATAGGGAACAACCTGCCCGCTTCCGATCGTGCGCTCTTCACCGGCTACCAAGTACCGGGGCCACATCTGGCTGGTCTGGTAAGCCTCAAAGTAACGGCGGTTAATTAAATTAGCTACATCGTCCTGTTCTGATGCGGCAAATGATCCGACCCCAGCAAGGGATTGGATCAGCTTAAATAAGTCACCGTAAGTGCGAGTCTGCATTAAATTTCGTTGGGTGAAAGTTCAGGGAATCGTTTGTTGTAATCCTTGAGGAACTCCTTGGAGTGAACCTCTTCGTGTCCGTATTTAGATGTCAGGCGGAAGAACTCCCTCGCTGGCATCGTGGCAATCGGACGGCCTAGTGTCGGATGAACAGTACCCTTCAGTTGGGCGGCTTCTTTTACTGCTTGGTTGTAACGCTTCTGCTCAGTAGCTTTTTCCAGCTTGAAGCCATTCTTGATTTCACGCATAAATGCGCGATCAATCTCCCCATCGGAGTACCGTTTGATGTTAGGAATAATTATATCCATAAAAGAAAAGGGTGGGGGCTTTCGCCCCCGACCCTAGTTCAATTCGATTAGGCAGATGCGGTGATCTTACCGTGAGCACCTGGGTGGTAGACACCGAGGGTCAAGGCGCAATCAACGAATCCACGCTCACCACCACCGAGGTTAGGCAGACGAGTCGAACCCATTGGGATCAGTTCGTGTACACCGTAGTAGTCAGGGTTGATGACGTAGCCAGCCATTCCTGCTTGTCCAGCCTGTGTTGGCATACAATCAGGGTTAGCGTTAACAACGGATACGATACCGTGGTCGCTTTGGTACAGGTCAACGGAAAGCTTGATGCTGCCGCTTTCGCCGCTGTAGTTCACGTTACGAACGCTGTCACCGGAAGCACCACCGATGCGAGCGAAGTCGCTGATGTCGCTACGAAGTGCAGTGTCAGCAATCAACATAAGGTTGTTGCTCGAACCAGTTACCTTGAAGATCGAGGAGATGATACCGTTCAGTTCGCTTTCGGCGAAGTCATCATCAGTAACGTCAACGATGCTGTCAGCAGGTGTGCGGAACGCAGCAGGCACGTCCGAAGGACCTGCGCTGTCAAGCCAGTCACCGAGTCCACGAAGGGCGTATGCAGTACCTGCACCGTTTTCTTGGGCTTTGTCCTGAGTACCAGCAAGGGTAGCTTCGATGTCACGTTTGATTTCGCGGATTGCTTTAGCTTCTGCTTGAGCGATCTTAGCTGGACCAACGGAATCAACTGCTTCTTGCAGGTCGGATACCATATAGTCACGGCGGAACTTCTGAACGTAGTTACCGAGACGAGCGCGACCAGAGAACTTGTCAGTGAAGGTTGATACGTCAGCACCTTCGCGGATACCAGTAGTTGCTGGAGCGGAAAGGCTGTCAACGGTCCACTCAACATTGGTGGCGTTAGCTTTTTGCTTGTTAGCAGAAGAAAGGATTGGAGTTTCTTCAGGAGCAAGGATAGTCAAGACGTCAGTCAAGTCCTCACGATTAGAAACACCCGATCCAGGATTGGTTGTATCATATGTATTTGAGAATGCCATAATAAGTATTAGTTAATAAGTGAGTATTGTAAGTTGTAATTTATCGGCCAGCGGCCATTTTAAGTTTACGTAATTCGGCGAAATCTTTAGGATTACCCGTCTGTTTGAACCGAGCCTCTAATTCCTTTAGAGCCTTGGCTGTTCTTCCCATAGCTTTTTCTGGTTTAGCCGAAGCAGGTGTACCTGTTTTGGGCGGATTGAGCTTTGGTGATGACTTAGTTTCGACCACTGGTTTGCGGCCATAGATGCTGTTGGTAGCGTGAGCGAACCAATAGTCCAGTTGGGACGCAACGTCAGGTGCTTCTTTTTTAAGAATTGTTTTAAGCTCCTTGAATCGTGGGTCACCAACGGTTGCTTCGTACTGCTTCCGTAGGTCATTATCTTCACCGGTTAACCAGGATAACTCCTCCTGAGCCTTTGCTTCAAACGCGGCAGATAACTGCTCCGCTTGTGCTTGGGTCCGAAGGGTGTTTAACTGATCCGGCAAGAAGGTCTTCTGTGCCTTACGCGCCTGTAACAGGGCTTTGCGCACATCAGCCTTTGTGAGATCCTTACCATCTACTTCTGTAACTACGTCATCCGCGGCGTAGGCATCACTTTCAAACAGAATATCCTCAGCCCACTCAACGATGCTATCGACCTCAACCGCCTTCTCCTGTAATTTCTCAATCGTATCGAGATTACTGAATGGGTTGTTTTCGATCTTCTTTTTAGCATCAAGAGGGTTTGAGTCCTGATTTAACTGAGCCTCAATCTTAGCGAGTCGCTCCTCGGCAGCTTTACGCTTCGCAGTCAATTCACCGAATCGAGCTACAGCGCGGCTACCTAGCTTCTCTGCTAGTTCCCTTAGGTCCTCCTCGGACATATCGTCCAGATCCAACTGTGAAAGAACATCTGCGGATTCTTCGGTTTCCTCGGTTGCTTCCTCCTCGGCTTCTTCGGTTACCTCCTGGGCTACCTCTTCGACCTCCTCGGTTACTTCCTCGGTTTCCTGCTCCTCGGTTACTTCGGCTTGTTCCTCCTGTGGCTCTTCAGCCTTGGGAGTTAACTCACCTAGTCTCCGCATTGCAAAATCCGCGACGGATATATTAGTATTGTCCACTGAACTTTTGTCTGCCTCAGCGTTAGCAGTTAAGATTTCGTCTGTCATATTGTTTCCACTCATTAACGCCGAGCGATGGCGATGAGCGGATTATAACATAGGCATTTACATTCTTTCTGAATGCGTGATCCTTAACTGTTCCCAGTTCGCCAACTGAAGGATTTGGTCATACGTGATGATACGACCTGATACCTGTTGAATCGTATCACTGCTGGCTTCGTGAAGCTCCTGAATAGTCTCCTCGCGGAGTTCGTGAACCATCTTAATAAACCGAGCGAATGTCTCGTGATTATGCAGTGCCTTGATGTCGTCCTGTATATTCATACTATCGAGCTGCTGATCGAATTAGTTCAACTGTGCGTGGTCCTCTGGTTTTAACCTGCTTGAACCAATTACTGTCCTTGGCTTCATCAGCCGCAGTAGCGTAGTCATTTTTCTGAAGGGCTTCCTTCATCTTCTTGAACTCGTTAAGCTTGGTCAACCCTAGATTAAAGGACATATCCACAAGTGCCTTCTTTACATTCTCTGGACGCCTCGAGAATCCCTTGTCGTATTTCATTGCATCCTTGTAAGCCTTAGTAAGGCTGTGGTTATAAAGAATCTTTGTCTCCTGTTTGGTTAGCTTACGACCAGCCGTTAGTTCATTGATATCAATGCCCTGCTCCTTGAGGAACCGCTTATTGCTAGCATCCTCAAGATTGAAGCCGATACCAATGGTACGGTTGCCCTTTGTGTCCTTGTAGACCTGCGGCTTATTACCTTCGTTCAGTTCAAGCATCTGGTAATAATCCTGTGCTCTCTTTTCGTCAGCACGTTTTTGAGCGTACTGCTGTGGTGTCATATTACCCGGCATTATAGATTCTGTGTTTGAATTTCACCCATTTGTGCAGGTGCTGTACCTACGCGACCAATCTGAGCATTCTGAGCTTGTTGAATTTGGAATGTGTACTGACCAGCGTACTTCTCAAGACGGGCGCGGAAGGCTTCGTCACTTTGAAGTCGCTCCGCTACGTCAGGCTGCTGCGTGTACTGCTGAATTGCCTGCATTGCAATCCCAGCACCAGATGGACGTGCGGGCATCTCAATACCCGAGAATATCTTAGCTAGGTCATCAGTTACATCCTTGATTACCTGCTGCTGCGCTGTCTCAACTGGCTGGAGGACTGCGTCCGCCATAACTGGGTCAATGCTTGCGGCAGCTACATCAAGTAGGCTATCCACATTCAATCGACCATTTGCATTCAGTTGGTTCAGTGCAACGAACTGCTGTAACTTAGCCTGGACTGTGTCAGGATCCGTATTCTGTACATCGAAGTTAATCAGGATGTCGAAGTTCTCATCAGGGTTGCCCTTGTCCAGAACCTGCGGATCAGGGATACCTGTTACGCGGAAGAATATTTCATCAGGTCCGAATCGCTGGAAGCACTTAAACGACATACGAATCACCTCAGCGGTATGGCTAAGGAACTTGTCCACAAGGAACTGCTTGCGTACCTGGCTGATGCTAGAAGTC